TCAGTTTTGCTAAGAGGTTTTAAGAGTTCCATAACGGCTCCGATGATCATGCCAAGAATTTGAGTTTGTACAAGGTTCGCAGATAAATCTCAACGATATTATCTATCAATTGTTGCAACGATGAGTCTGATTTATCACACACATCGTAGCGATTAGCCTCGATTTCGGCAAGCGAATCTTGCAAAAATTCAATGATGTTGGCTGTTTTCTTGGCCGAATGTAGGGTAATTGGGCCAATTAGACCATGACGGCCTTGGTAGGCTTCAGCAAAGTCGTCAGCCGCACCAATGATGCGGTCATAAAAGATGTTAAGTGCCACATGCTTGCTGTAACTGCGGGTGTTCAGGTGCACGGAATGTGCGACATCCCGAGCCAAGAACAGCAAGCCTAAGAATTCGTTGGCTTTCATTGCGGCATTCCTTGTTGTGGCATCATTTGTTGTTCAGGTTGCTCGGGCTGGCCGGGCATTTCTTCAACTTCACCCAATTCACTACGCTCGGGCATCTGACCAATCAAGTCGCCAGTGTCCAACGCCGCAGCAATTGTACCCATTACGATGTCTTGAATTTGATCAGGCGACATGCTGGCTTGAACCACTTTCAGTCGGTTAGTTTCAGCATTATAGGCATCAACCTCGGCCTTGAACTCTTTGACCTGCACGTCACGGGCTTCCATGGACTGCTGCACGTTCATCATCATCTGGTGCATTTGCTCCATTTCAGCGCCCATGGCCTGAATCTGCTGCTCTGCCGCTTGCAGTGCTGGTGATTTGTCCTCGTCAGCCAAGAACTTCGGATCGATGGTCTTGGCAAAGCGCTTGGACATCTCTTGAGCACCGGGCCAGTCCATGTTCTTGACAAACAAGTCACCGGCAACAGCCCAGAGCTGAGGATTACCTTGAAGCAGTTGAGCCATGGCTTCCAGCGCTTCTTGACGCTTGGTTGCGTACCCGGGTCCAGTGGTGGCCACGACATCGTACTTGCCAACGCCGGGGTTGTAGATCTTTTCGATCACAATGCCTGTCTCGTCAACGATCTTGTTGACTGGCATTGGCTGGTCAGGGTTGATCTTAACCATTTTTGTCTCGCCGTCTTCACCAATGATCCGAGCAATACGCTGCGTGTCATAGATTTTGGGGGCCAGATCAACGATTTGACGGGCAATGTGGCGCACGCCACGAGCCAAGTTGTCACCGTAGTGGTAAGTACCTACGTCACCTTCACGTTGACGGGCAAGAATCGCCTTGCCAGAACGCTCGTTGGAACCCATGCCAAGCGATGCGTTGTACTGACCTGTGGTCGATTTAATGTCCTCAGCAGCGCCCGATTTGGCTTGCAGGAGACCAGATGAGGCCATTGGTGGCTGTGCACGCTGTGGAAGCGGCAAAGTAGCGCCCTGACCGTCTGTAACGTCAGGGTTGACTTCCAAATACGGCCAGTTGTTTGTGTTGGCTGTCTTCCACTTGTCCTCGTAGCCCTCAAACTGGCCACCGTAGCCAATAAACGGCGCTTTGGGAGCCAGAGCCAGCATCTCGGCTTCTTGGGACACCCAGTAGTTGTACATGCGCTGTGCATCTTTGGCATTACGCACAAGGCCGGACACGTACAAACGGCCATCAACCTCGAATTCGTTGCCAACAATACGGATCACGGGGATCCACTTACCAGCCCAATCGTGCTCGGCAAGGATGTCGTAGCCGTTGATCTTGCAATACTTGACTTTTGGACGCTCAGAAACACGGCTACGCTTGGGTTTGCCGTAAATTGCACGGAACTCTTTGTCTTCAGGTGTACCCTCAAAAGCAGTTTGGTTGCCGGGGTACAGGTTCAGCGTGGCTTCATCGTAGTCGATGTAGTAGTAGTCGGCAATACGGATTGTGTCTTCGTTCAGCCAGTTGCTGATTGACTGATCGCCTACGCCAAGGGACTGCAAGGTCGAGATGGGCGTTGCTTCGGGGTACAGACGCTCGTATTCTGCTTTGGTCAAATCTTCGGTGATGAAGCACCACTTGGCATCTGCGCCAGTTGGGTCTTGGATCAGCGGATCCATGTAAACCGAGAAACTGTTGCGAATACGGCCAATCTTGATGTCTTGATCAAACGTGTTGTCGTCACAATACTCGGTCAGGAGACGGATGTATCCCTCCCCGTAAGCCACTTGGTTCTCGCAGGCCGTATCATACGCCACGTCTGCATCGGAGATGTACTCGATGTGACGGATCAGGCCGTTGAAGATCTCAGCAACTTCCACATCGGCTTGGTCATTGACTGGAATGACTTTAGCGCCGGGGCGGTTTTGACGTTGGTCGTTGGTGACTTGACGCACGTGCTGTGGCAGCTTGTTGATGGTCAAAGTGGGGCGTGCGTTGATCGTTTGACCCTGCACAGCGCCACGGGTGGCCAAAACGTCTGCTGGCCACTGCCAGTGGTTGTCGGGAGAACCGGCATAAAACCGCAGGTCATCGATCTCGTCTTCACGCGACTCGGCAAGCGCAGAAACCGCCATATCAAGGCGGCTACGAGCAACTGTCAGAATGTCTGAAGCTGAATTTTTAGGTTTGCCACCAGCGGCAACGGCTGCTGCGGCATTGATGCCAGTAGGGTCAGTCATTCAAGACTCCAATCACGTCAGGTTCGCGCATCATAAGATATTCTTTGCCTTCGTGCTTGACTTTTTGACCAGTATGTTCACCAAAAAGTACGTGATCACCGACCAAAAGCTCGGTTGGAATGACATTTCCGTCTTCATTCTTCTTACCCGGACCAATGGCACGAACCCATCCTTGAGCAAGTTTTTCCTTGGGTAAGACGATCAAGCCCTCTTGTTTTTCAAATTCTTGTTCGATGAGAACGCAGTTGCTCAGGGGTTGAAACATCATTTTTTACTTTTTGGTGCTGGTTTAGAGGCTTCGCGCTTGACTGAGTAGGCAATCGCAACGGCTTGCTTGACGGGCTTGCCTGCGGCCACTTCAGCTTTGACGTTCTTGCGGAAGGCTTCGGGTGATTTGGATTTAACGAGTGGCATGATTACTTCTTCTTTGCAGTTTTAGCCGATTCTTTAAACGCTTTGGCAGTCGGTGCACCCTTGTCACCGGGCTGGCGCATTTTCTCTTTGCTGCCAGCGGCAATACGTGCCTGTTTAGCGTGAATGTTGGCATAAAGCCCGGGTTTAGTAGCCATTTTTAAGCTCCCATCCAAGAAGATGATGCGCCTCGGTCAGCATGGACCGTGCGCGTTGTGTTACGCGAATTGTACTCTCCACGACTGGCAACTGGATAGGCAAATGTGACGGCCAGTGCATCAGCAGCATCAGGCGATGCCAGTCCACGGGCTTTCATTTCCTTTTTCCCCTCTAAAAAGATCGTGCCAGCCGAGTTGGGCTTCTTCATCGGGCCGACCAAATCGTTCTTGAGTTGCCGATCTACAGGGATCGAAGCGGTCCTGAGCCAGTCGCGCATCGCGCCCCACATCTCAGCCCTCTTGTTACCCCACATCACAGGGTTCTTCGCTTTCCAGCCGAAGTTCACCCCGCGCACTTTGTACCGCTGCTCGGTCAATCTGTCAAGTATCCCGTACCCAAGGCCGCCCTCATCGATGACAGTCAGAACTGGCTTGTACTCCTCGATGGCATCGATCACGTGACCAACGACACTCATGGTGTCTTCGCCTTTTAGCCGCTTGATGGCCACAATGTCACGGCCTTGGCGCACAAGTATCACCGTGCTGTCCATGCCCCCACGGGCCGGATCAACCCCAATCACCACGGGAGCGGTCATGTCCTTGTACTTCTCCCGTTTGAACGCATCCTCCACGACAACGGGCGAGATAAACTGATCTTCGCCTGCTGCGGGAAACTCGCCATAGACCTCGACTCGTGCTTGTATCGAGTCTTCGCCGTACTCAGCGATGATCTGGTCATAGATTGACTTGTCCGTGCCCTCAACTGTTCGGGCATCGATGATCTCGTTGTCCCAAAAGTCACGCTTGCCGTGGAACGTCTCGAAAAAGTACCCGGTGTTACGCCGTGGGTTACTGAACGCAAACCAATAACGATCCAAAATCTTCTCGGTAAAGAAGCCAGCAGCCACTGACCAGATCCCATCAGGAATACCACTAGCCTCATCGAAGATCACCATCATGCCATCGTGGTTGTGGACACCGGCATACGAGTCTGGGTTCTCCTCACTCCACAGCTTCCCCTCAGCCGCCCAGTAACGAGTACCTTTCTTGAGGTCACGCTCCACCAGTTCTGTCAACCACTGTGCAGGTACGAGTTTGGTGGCCGATGGTTCCCACCAGTGCGAGTTAATCGCCATGGTCGCCCACTTAGTCAGCTCACCCCAAGTAACAGTTCTGAGCTGGTTCTCACTGTTAGCCGACACGATCACGCTCGATCCGATCCGAGTGGTCAGCATCCACAAGATGAGCCAGCTCACCAACGCCGATTTACCAATACCACGACCAGACGACACGGATCTTCTAAGCGCATCCATGTCAATCTGTCCACGGTTGTTCTTGATGTGGTCGGCAATCTTTCTCAATGTCCTGCGCTGCCAAGCTCGTGGACCTTTGAACTTCTCAAGGGGTGTGTTCTTCTGCCCCCATGGAAACGCAAAAAGTACAAACGTCTCTGGGTTGTCTGCAATCTGCGGACTCCAAAGCTGAGTCATCAGAACCTGCTCATCTTGTGGCGAGAACTTTAAAGTCTGCATTTATTTCGCCTCTACATCGGTTACATCGGCCAAGTCAATCACCCGAGCATTAGCCGCTTCGATGGCCGACAGTATGGAAATCCCACCGGTCATCTCGATGTTAGTGGTCGCTCCGTACTTTTTACGATTGTGCGCCCCCATGAGCCACTTACGGGTATCGATCTTCAATCTGGATCTGTTCACATCTTCGAGTGTGTCATCCGCATCGGCAATCTCAATGATCTCGCCAGCCATGAACTCGGTACGCATCTCCTGCGCTTCGTCAAACAACTGCTTGCGCTGTGGGTCGCGCTTGATCCACCGATAAAAATCGTTGTAGTCGATGTCCCGCTGATCATCCCGGAGGACTTGGGACAGTGACTGGCCGTGGGCAACCTCATCGATGACTCGCATGAATATCTGCTCGTACTGAGCCAATACGAGTGACTTCACCGCAGGCGGTGATTTGGCAAGTGTGCGAGGCGCAGGGTCAAGCCAGTCTGGTAGTTCGAGTTGGTTCTCGGTTTTGTCGCCAGTCATTGTGACATCTGCGCCTACAGGATCGGGTGTTAATGATTCCATAGTGCTGTGGATCATAGCGGAGAAATTGGGTGCGTGCAACTGTGAGAGTAGTGGAACTTGTGGAACCCATTGGGTAACGGGTTAATTTGAAAAAATAAAAAAATGTTCGCGGACCCTAAGTAACCGTAGCAGTTCGGCGCTCGGCCCTTCCCCCCCTCCCCTCGGTCCCCGGTTTAATTTCTTAAAACAATCCCATGTTGGCCAGCGGATCCGTGGATCAATGGCCGCCGGTGCACAATGTACCATTGACCAATTAACCCAGCGGGTGCACGGTTTCAGCATAACCCAGCGGGTACACCGTGGCCACAATTCACCCAGTGGATCAATGGATCAAGCGAAACCCAGCGGGAATTCCCCATGCACCCAGCGGGTTAGCCAGCAACCCAGTGGATCGAGGGGGCACGGGAAAAAGGGCCAAGTGGTACAGTTGTGTCTCCGCCCGGGCGAGGGGGAAGAAACAGACTTTTTTAAAAAGCACTGATTTTTCAGAATCTCAGAATCCCTTTGTCTTCCACAAGTCACAAGTGACGCACTGCAAAAAGGCTAGCACCCAGCGGGTTAGGGTAAGCACTGATACAAATAATTCATTTAATGCTTGACCCAGCGGGTCAAAGTGTGTTTATAATCTAGCACCGGAACAAAACCGGCCACTGTAACTGTAACCCGTAACTGTAAAAAGGAATCATCATGAAACACAATCTTCACTACATCGACTTGAACCCTGCACCCATTGAGGAACCTTCAGATTTGGCCATCATTGCAGGCGCTGCGGTTTTTATCGTGGCCTTGGCCTGCGTGCTGCTTTTCGCTTTCTCTCTGTAATCCGTAACCGTAAGGAATTCCACCATGCACATCACAATTGACACCGCTTCACAATTCCGCGATGAATTTCACCGAGCTGGCCGTAAAGACCAATTTTCTTATGAAGGGCTTGGCCTTTTGTTCGATCTATTCGAGGAAGTCGATCCCGATATGGAATTGGACGTTGTTGCCGTTTGTTGCGAATTTAGCGAAGAATCTCCCGCCGAGATAGCCCGCAACTATTCGATTGACTTAAACGATGCAGACCCTGAAGCCGATGATTATGAGGAACAGTGCTTGGCCATCGTGGTCAATCACATATCCGGCCACACAACCGTTGCAGGTGTAACCAAAGCCGGTGACATTGTTTATGCTGCTTTTTAAGGGGTAAATTATGATCGACTTAACCAAACTACAAGCCAACGAAGCCGAGGCCATCGCTTACGCTGAGGGGTTCACCGGCACTGCTTCGCTTTTCGCCAAGATCGCTGACCTCGAAGCCGAGCGGGACATGCTCCAAGAGCAGGCCGAGCGGTCAATCCCTGTGCGTTACTTCATCATTGACTATGACCTTGAGGACGGCCCCGATGTGGTCGAAGTTGATGAGCACGACTTTATTCGCGCCAAGGGCCGGATCAGTTACGAGCGCAACACTATTCGCGAAAACGGGTGCAACCAAATTTGCTTAACCAAAGGTTTTGAGGATTAAAACCATGAATCACACAGAAGCTGAATACATAAACGCTGGCCACAAGTACGAAAAGGCCAGCAACCCCGACAAAGCACGGGCCGTGGCCCAATACCTGCGGGCCATGCTATCGAGCGAGCGGCCAGAAGATCAAACCGAGGCCCGGGTACTGATCGAACGGGGAAGGGCCGAAGCACGGGCCAGCGCATGATTTTCACCGTGTATATAACCCTTGTCTGTATCGCCGGGGCCGTGGCCCTATTTATTGAAAAATAACCCAGCACCCCGGCCCAGTGGCCGGGGCTTTTTAACCCTAACACTTAACACAATGACACAATTCAAAACCGACCTGCTGGCCATGATCGACCGGCTAGCCCTAACCGAGCACCGGGCCGCTGGCCTGCTGGGTGTACCCGTTTACACCCTTCGGAAGTGGATCGCTGGCCAGCGTGCCCCTAATGCTGCGGCCGTGCACCTGCTGGCCGTACTGGGTACGCTGGAAGCGCTGGCCCCTAACGTGCTGGCCGCACTGATCCCGCCGGACCCCGTGGCCACGAAAAAGCAAAAGAAAAATGTTCACGTTGGCAAAGTCCCATCGAACCCGTAAAACCTTCACGTTGGAGAAGTCCCATGAAAATGAAAAACTACTTTATGGATCTGTTTGGCGAGTTCGAGATGGACCCGTCAGATCTTGCAGAACTTGTGTTCCGTGCAGGCTGGAACGCAGCACTCGATGAGGCCAATAGACGGGCAGCGTTGTTGCCCTTTGGCAAAGACACTCAAGACAGCTTTGCCCACTGGGTCAAGGAGATCAAAGAATGACATGGCCGTTTCCCCCATTCCCAAACCCACTGGATCGCGGTACAAAGGTTCCCAAGTTCAACCCTGACAACTACGAGGATGCGCCACTATGAAAAATCAAAGTTTTTTTGATTTACTTACTATTGAATCAGATATATCAATGGCGTTGTATTTTATGCAACAAGACATTGATGATGGGCGATTCACAGATGCAATGGCTAGTCAATTTGAATACTTGTATCTTTTTGATAAATGGGAAAGTCTGTTGTTTAAACATTCCGATGAATACTTTTATTTATTGAATATAGCAAAGGGTCGAAAATGACTAAAGACGAAGCATTACGCCTTGCATTGGAGGCGCTAACGGATGCACTAAACAAACCAATGTGGAATCGAGTGCAGATGGAATCAGCCATCACCGCCATTAAAGCCTCACTAGAAGCGAAGCCTGAACCTGTAGCGTATGGGATTCGTCATAGTCTAGCGCATGACTACTATACAAGGAATAAAAATGATTCACTCTGATGAAGATGATGAGTTTGACCGCATCGAGCACGAAGCCAAGATGCGTAGTGGACAGCCGTATCACTTTGATGTGTTCGTGTCTGTATCGCAGCGCAACCAGGTGCTCGAAGAGGTAGCCAAGCAGTTCGATGTCATGCCCTTTGGGGACACTGCTGCCAGCTTTGCCTGCTTTGTCAGGAACATGAAAGGACAACCATGACACAAGATGAAATCATTGAGATGGCTAGACAGGCTGGATTTATTGTTGGTGAGCCTTGGAGAGAAATACTCATTGAACGCTTTGCCAAGCTAGTAGCAGAACATGAGCGTGAGGCGTGTGCAAAGGTTTGTGAAGACAAGAACACTTTGTTGGCATGGCCTACCTATGCTCAAGCCATCCGAGCAAGGAATGAATGAAAAAGCCCCTCGCGGGGCTTGATCAATCCAGCAACTCAGCCCCGTGAACACGGGGTTTTTCTTTTTTGGACAGCCTGTAGATCTCGTCAAGCTGGCGTTGCTTGGCATCAATGACCGCTTTACGGTGATCCTTAAACTGCACAGCGAGCGCAGGATTGATGGCCCACTGAGCATGGTGTTGGTTCTCCCGTGTGCCGTCATCCATTCGCATGACCCACCTGCCCTGCTCCAGTGGGTACATTGCGCCGTAGATCATCTGGTCTTGTTGCCACACGTTGACCTTCTCGATCTGCCTACGGGCTGACCGCTTGATCTCGGCCATGGTGATCGTGGTGGAGTCAGCGTGCTGGATGATGTGGTCACGTAGCCACGTATCGAAGTTAGACGCACCAGACAGCTCAGACAGAGCGTAGCGGTAAGCGGGGACCACGTAGGACTGGACCATCTCGATCACCCGTTTGGCAACGTCTGCGGACACCGTGGGACTGAAGGGCGACTCGATTAGGTGGAACATGAGCATGAAGCGGCCAGTCAGACCCTCGATCTTGCCAAACGCTGTCATGAACGTATCGTCAGACTGCAAAAGGCGCTCATCGTTGCGCTTGCTGTCGTACCAGTCTTGGAACTCTTGGAACACGGCCTTGGCCTCTGGACTGAGCTGATAGGTCATGGGAGGCAGGGCGAACACGATCCGCAGGGTCTGCTCCCACTGCTCTTTGTTCAGCAAATACTCAGGCAACTCGATGGGTTTGCGGGTCAAGTCACCGTTCAGGATACAGGGCACGAAACGCTGAACCAGACCGTCAGCACTCAGGTTGTGCAGGTTCTCACGGAACACACGGGGCTGAATGTTGCCATAGATTGACACGGCCAAGTTCTCAGCGAAGATCGATCCACTGCCCACACGGTCCATCTCATACGGTGACGACTCGTAAGCCTTGACCCATGCGGAGCGGTCTTCACCGCTTGCTTTGTCTGTCAGCTTACGCACCCATGAGTTCATCTCGTCAAGGGCGCACAGCAGGCCACGGGGACGGTCAGCAGCCAAGCGAACCAGCTTCTGTGAGGTCACATCGTCCACGGTGATCCGCAGGGGCACGGGCTGTGGTGGCAGCTCGTACACCGTAGGCGCTTGGCTGGTGTCCATGAGCGCATCGGGGCTAGACGAAAACTCAAGGAAAGCCTTTTTGCTGGAGGCAAACATGGCCTCTTGACCCTCCCAGTCCAGCAGATCCTTCTTGAACCGTGGGCGATCCTCGAACTCCAGCGTTTTAAGGGGAGCCAGCATGGGCGTAGAGCCGGGGGTTTTCTTGTCTGCTGGCGCACCAATCGTCATGAGCCAGAGCACTGGAGGCACTTTAAAGTCTTTGATCAACTCAAGCCGTGTGCGTGCATCAACGACACCACACACTGCGGCAAGCCCTGCGAACAAGGGCACAAGGGGATCGCACCCGACTGTCTGGCCAATCTCGTTGGCACGTCTTGAGATCACCGCTGGCCATAAGTCCACGTTCATCATCGGTGGCCGTGGCCGTAGGTCAACGATGACGGATTTTGGGTCAGCAGGGGACTCCACGGCTGAGAACATCGTGGAGATGTCTGGAGCAGGGCGCACCCACCCGTGTTGCTTGGCGATATGGAACAGCGAACCAAGTTTGACCGCTGTGCCTTTGTCGTTCCTAAAGCTGACCCATTGAGCAACGATCTGCGCTTCGCCGGGGTATTTGGCTGAGGGCATGGACCAGTCGTTCCACAATGTCAGCGCAGGGTCAAGCTGGTCTGTTTGTTCGCCTGCCCACTTAAGTGCCATGCCCACAGTGACCCACTCCTCGCGTGAGCAGTCAGGGTTGATGGCTTCAAGGGCTGTGCGAATGTCCTCCCATGAAGCATCAACTGACTCACCTGCACTGATCGTGCGCTCTTTATCCTGCGCCAGCAGACCCTGCCACAGATCGAGCAGTGCATTGGGCAGCATGGGTGGGCGCATCCAGTGACCTTTGCCTGCCCAGTGGTAGGGTTGCAGTGTCTCTGGGTGAATGGATGGGGGCAGGACATCCTGCACTGTGAGGCCATTGGCCGTGGCGCACCGCAGCTCGTATGCCGTGACACCATTGATCAAAATCTTTTTTGATGGAAGCGCCAAGCCCAAAGGCATCGCGTACAACAATTTGCCGTGGCCAGCCTTGCCGCTCTCGATGTGCACCGAGTCATTGGCATCGTAGAGTTGCTGAAGATCAATGCCGTGTTGCTTCAAAGCAACGGTGG